AACTATCTATTGATATTGAAACTGAAATAAATGAACATTTAAATCAAGGTGTAAGTCTTTACAATAAATTATTAAATAAAGGTGTTGCACCAGAACAAGCTCGTTCTGTATTACCACAGAGTATGCACACGAATTGGATATGGTCTGGAACTCTTTACGCATTTGCGAGAGTATGTGGTTTACGATTAGATGACCACGCACAAAAAGAAACGCAACAGATTGCAGAACAATTAGATATTCACTGTCAAGATGCATTTCCGATTAGTTGGAAATACTTGACAAAAAGAAAGGATGAGGTATAATGAATAATCTTACAAAAGGTTTTTTACTTGGTGTAATATTTGTATTAGTAACTTTATATATGTTAACATAATGATATTAGAATCTGAAATACTAAGACAAGCAATCAATGATTGTGGTTCTATGATTCGTAAGTATCAAGATGACGAAACCAAAAAAGATATTTACGGATTTTGGTGGGGTCAACTTATAAAACTTACGAAGAAAAGAAAGAAAGTTCTTAGAGATGAGTACAGACAACAAAAAGAGATTACTGACTATTTCGCATAAATAAGAGTATGGAAAATTTCTCTTACTTTATGGGACGAGATGGTTTTATGTGGTTCATTGGTGTCGTTGAAGATAGAAACGACCCAGAGAGATTAGGTAGAGTTCGTGTCAGAGCTCTAGGTTATCACACAGACGATAAAACTAAAATCCCAACAGATACACTACCTTGGGCATCAGTAATGATGCCTGTCACTACACCATCTATGAATGGTTTAGGTCATACACCTTTTCTAGTTCAAGGTTCTTGGGTAGTGGGTTTCTTTCGTGATGCACAACATTTACAAGAACCAGTTGTTCTCGGAACATTACCAGGCAGACCAAGTAGTTATTCAAAAACATCAACTGGTTTCAATGACCCAGGCGATAATAAAGATTACGGATACTTTGATAAAGATACCGACACTTATTCCTATCCAGCGAGAATAGAGGAATCAGATATCAATCGTCTTGCAGTTCCAAGTGCAACGCATGGTAATCGTGGTGCAAGAGATGATTCTGCAACACTAGAAGTTCCTCTTGCGAACACTACTACTAAATGGGATGAACTTAAAACCACCGATGAAACATCAAGAGGTAAAACAGAAGAACGAGGAACATCTACGGAAACAAATGAGGAAAGAGAAGAGAAGAAAAGAGTTGGAACGGAATATCCATACAATCATGTTCGTGAAACAGAAAGTGGACATATCTTAGAATATGACGATACACCTTTTGCAGAACGAATACACGAGTATCATCGCACTGGTACATTTTATGAAGTAGATGCAGACGGAAACAAAGTTACAAGAATAGTTGGGAGTAACTATGAAGTTGTTGCTGGTTCTGAGTTTGTAAATGTCAAAGGTGATTGTAATCTTACAGTTGACTCAAACTGTCGCACCTATATAAAAGGAAACTGGGATATACAAGTTGATGGAGACAAAACAGTTGTTGTAAAAGGTAATCATTCTGAAACTGTTTCTGGAACACAATCATCTTCTGTATCAAAAGATGTTACTGAATCATATGGTGCGAATCAAAACACTACTGCATCAGATAACATTGATATTCGTGGTAAACGAATTGACTTGAATAAGGAATAATTATGCCACCTAGAAAATCAAGAAAAATACAAGTGATAGTTCACGAACCTACATTTAAAAGAACATCTATTGGTAGAGGTAAAGTAAAAACATCTACAATGAATAAAAACAAAAGAAGAAGTTGGAAGAAGTATCGTGGCCAAGGGTGATGGAGAATATATTATACTGGTAAATGGTGAAGTGAAAACTTACACCAACTGGGAAGATTTGCCTAGTTCATTTGAGAACATAATAAAATTTAATCCGACACCGCCACCTTCACCTCATAGTGAAGAAGACCACGAGTACATAGAAACATTTGATAAGAAACTTCACGAACTTATGGATAGGGAGGAAGAGTAATGCCTGCAATTACAAGAAAAGGTGACGCAGATGTCACACATTGTTCAACACCATTTAGACTTGGTGCATCTGAAGATGTATTTGTAAACAATATCGGTGTATCACGACAAGGTGATGTAAATACAGTTCATGTTTTACCAGGCTTACCTTGTCCTTCACATCAACAAGTTATCACAACTGGTTCTACAACTGTGTTTGTAAACAATGTAGGATGTGGTCGCATAGGTGACGGAATCACAGCCTGTACATCAGTTGCACAAGGTTCTCCAAATACTTTTGCTGGTGGATAGTTTGACTATAAATAATACTAGGAGATAAATATGCCGACTTCTGGAAGTTTAAATTACGATGCGAGTATCACGAATGAAAAACGAAGTGTTCGTATATACAAAGACTTGAATCTTAATTTCAATAAAAATCTTGTTACAAATGATATTGCAAAACTTACAGATGTTGAGGCAATCAAAAGAAGTGTTCGTAACTTAGTTCAACTTAATCATTATGAAAAACCATTTCATCCAGAGATTGGTTCTAATGTTCGTGCGACACTTTTTGAAAACATATCTCCAATTACAGCTGCATTATTAAGTAGACAAATAGAAACTGTTATTAAAACATACGAACCTAGAGTTGAACTTCATAGAATTGATTCGTTTCCTAATTTAGATAAAAACGCATACGATGTTCGTATAGAATTTTTTATTATAAATGCACCAGCAGAATTAGTTGCACTTGATGTATTATTAGAAAGAGTACGATGATAGAAGACGGCCCAATGAAAGACCACATCAATAGAGATAAAGATGGAGTGATAGTTGCTAAGTATATTACATATACTATCAAAGATGATATGTTGGTCAAAGATACAACTGTAAGAAAATATTTTAAAAGAGGTGACTATGTTGATTCAACAACTAGTGAACCCATAGTAGAGGTAAAACATGGCAACAACGGATAAAAGATTAGATATATCAGAATTAGATTTTGATGACATAAAATCAAATCTAAAAACATTTTTAAGAAACCAATCAGAATTTACAGACTATGACTTTGAGGGTTCTGGTATGTCTGCGTTATTAGACTTACTCGCATACAACACTCATTACCTATCTATGAACGCAAACTTACTTGCAAACGAAATGTTTATCGATACTGCATCGTTAAGGTCTTCAGTTGTTTCTCACGCAAAAACTTTAGGTTATACACCAAGAAGTGCAAGAGCACCACAAGCTGTAGTTGATGTTACAATAAACGATACAAGTGTTACAACTTCTACTCTTTCAAGAGGAACAAAATTTTCTACTACTGTTGATGACATAACTTATAATTTTTTAGTTAATGAAGACAGAACTGTATCAAGAGTAGACAATGTTTTAACTTTTGATAATGTAACATTATTTGAAGGTACACTTATCACTACGAGATATGTTGTTGACAATTCTAATGTTGACCAAAGATTTATTATTCCAGATAGTAACGCAGATACTACAACACTTACTGTTGTTGTTCAAAACTCTGCAACTGATTCAACTCAAACAACTTATAATCTTGCAACTGACATTACACAAGTAACAGATGAAACTAACGCATATTTTTTACAAGAGATAGAGAACGGACAGTTTCAAGTTTACTTCGGAGATAGTGTAATAGGTAGAGGTTTGTCTGATGACAACATAGTTATTCTACAATATATCGTAACAAACAAAGGTGCATCAAATGGAGCTTCTACTTTTACTCCACCATCTAGTATTGGTTCATCATCTGATAACACAGTCGCAACAGTCACAAGTGCAGTCGGTGGTGCAGAATCAGAATCTATTGAAAGTATAAAATTAAATGCACCATTAGATTATGCGAGTCAAGGTCGTGCAGTTACAACAAATGATTTTAAAGTTATTGTTCCAACTTTATTTGCAAACACACAATCGGTTTCTGTGTGGGGTGGTGAAGATAATGACCCAGCAAGTTATGGTAAAGTTTTTATATCTGTTAAGACAACAACTGGTTCAAATCTTACATCTACACAAAAAACCACTTTACAAAATAACTTAAAAGATTTCGTGGTAAGTTCAGTAAGACCAGAAGTAGTTGACCCACAAACTATTAATGTAAGACTTACAGTAAACTTTAAATATAATTCAACTATCACATCTAAATCTTTAAATGACTTATCATCACTTGTTAACACAACAATCTCAAATTACAATACAAATAATTTAGGAGCTTTTAATTCACCATTTAGATATTCTGAATTGATTGGACAGATAGATGATTCAGACTCAGCAATCAATTCTAATATAACTACAGTGCAAATGTCAAAAACTTTTACACCAACATTAAATGAAGTAAGTTCTTATACGATTGCATTTAATAATGGATTGTTTAATCCTCATTCTGGTCACACATCTGTTGTATCGTCTACTGGATTCAAAGTTTCTGGAAGTACAAATGAGGTATTTTTACAAGATGATGGTAAAGGTGTTTTACAAACATTCTATTTATCTGGTACTACAAAAATTGTAGAAAACTCTTCGTTTGGTACTGTTGATTACGCAACTGGTAAAATAATATTAAGTAGTGCAAACATAATATCTATTTCAAATGTAGATGACTCTGCATCAACAAGTATTCGTGTAGTTGCTGTACCATCATCAAATGATGTTATTCCTTTAAGAAATGATATTATTGAAATAGATATTGCAAACTCTACGATAACTGGTCAAGTAGATACTGTAACATCAAGTGCTAGTTCTGCAACTACATCAACAGCCACAGCAGTAACATCTGCATCAACATCAAGTTCTTTTATTAGTTCTTCAAGTTCATCAAGCGGTTACTAAATGTCTAAATCAATCTTTGACAAAAAACTATCACCTATATTAAGTGATTTACTTCCAGAGTTTGTCAGAGCAGACCATCAACAGTTTGTTAAATTTTTAAGAGATTACTTTAAATATTTGGAGGCTGGTGAACTTACAATATCTGGTACAATAAATTATTTAAAACAAGAAACTTTATCAGATAATTTTGTATTAGATGAAAATGGTGATAACATTGTTTTACAAGACTCAGTATCAAAGTTTACTGTAGGTGAAACAATAACTGGTTCAACATCAAAAGCAACTGCACAAATTCTGGTTGATGATTTTGATGACAATCAAAAACTTTATATTACATCAAACCAAAGATTTATAACTGGTGAGACAATCACTGGTGCTTCATCTTTATCAAGTGCAACGATAACAAAGTATCGTGCAAACCCAGTACAAAATATTCAACAACTTTTAGAATACGCAAATGTTGATAATACTATATTTGATTTCTTAGATAAGTTTAGAGACTCATTCTTAGAAGGTATTCCTAACACTCTTGCGAATGGATTATCTAAAAGAAAATTAATTAAAAGTATTAAAGATTTATACTCTGCAAAAGGAACAGAAAAAGGTCACAAACTATTTTTTAGAATGTTGTTTGATGATGAGGCTGAACTATTTTATCCAAGAGATAATATGTTGCGTGTTTCAGAATCAACATGGTCTGAAAATTCTTTTATGAGAGTGGTAGAAAACACTGGTTCAAATTTTACAGAGTTAGAAAATCAAACGATAACTGGAAACTCCTCTGGTGCATCTATTCTTATTGAAAAAGTTACAAAGTTTACAGAGAACGGAACTCAGTTTGCACAACTTCAAGTATCTTTAGATTCTTTAAGTGGAACATTTATTATTGGTGAGACTGTAAGTGGTGCATCAAGTATATCTGATGTTAATATGAGTGGTACAGTTCAAGAGTTATTGACTGGTGCAACTATAACAAGTGGTGGTCAATATTATGAAGTAAATGATAATGTATCTGTTAGTGGTGGTAATGGTCAAGGTGAGTTAATTGTTAAAGATGTTGGAACTGGTTCTATTGATGAGATTGTAATTGATGATGTAGGTTCTGGTTATAAGGTTGGTGATAGTGTTATATTTGATAACTCTGGTACTAGTGGTGGAGGTGCAACAGCAGAAGTAGAAATCATCGGTGGTGCAATTAGTTTAGAAACAAAAACTTCACCAGACTTGGTGCAAACAGAAGAACGAGAACAAATTGTTGTACACCACTCTGTTAGTTTTGATTTAGAAGAAGCAACAAATAATAATGCATACATTGTTTTAAATACAGAAGCTGATGAAGGTGATAATATCGTATTAGAAGATGACTCTGGATTATTGTTATCAGAACTATCTGCTGTAGATTTTGCAAGACAACAATCTCAATCAACTGATTTATCTGGTGAATTATTATTAGAAGGTGATGTAACAGATTTTTCTGAAGACGGATTTACATTTGACTCAATAGAAAAAACATTTGATATTGGAGGAAGTGGAGATGGTAATTTTAAATTAATACAAGAACAATTTGAAATATTAGATTTAAGATTAGAACAAACTATAGGAACAACAGATAATATTTTATACGAGGATAATACACTTATTCAACTTGAACCAAATACTTTAACTAGTGGTGAAAGAGGTTCAATTAGAAAAGTAAAATTATTACAAAAAGGTGCTGGATATCTTTCATTACCTAGTGTGACTGTTTCAAGTTCTACTGGTAGTAATGCAAATATATTTTCAAAATCAACATCTGGTGTTGGTTCTATTTCACAATTTGCAGTAAGAAACTTTGGTTCTGAATATACATCTAGTGATACGATAACATTAAGAAAAAATGTATTAGTTAGAGATATTACTGACACCTACAACACAGATGAAAGTGTAGATGAATTTACTGCACAAGTAAAATCAGTAGACACTTCACAACAAATCATAGAACTATCTGGTACAAATGTTCCAGAAAAAGGAGACACCATAACTGGTGCAAGTTCAACTGCAAGTTCAACAGTAGAACAATGTGAGGCTGCAACTGCAACAATAACTACTGGTGCAGTAGGAACTAGTGTTGCAGATTTCCAAGATATCTCTGGTAAACTATCAGAAGCCGAAATGAGAATACAAGATTCTTTCTACTATCAAGATTATTCTTATGTTGTGAAAATAGGTAACTCTATCGCAGACTGGAGAGACAGTATAAAGAAAGCAACTCATCCTGCTGGTTTCCAAGTATTCGGACAAGTTACATTTTCAAGTTTAGTTCAAGCAAATATTCAGACACCAACCGCTGGTTCTATTTCTGGATTTACTGGTGATACTGAAACATTTACTCCAGAACTCGCATCTACATTTACTACTCTATTCACTAGGGTTTTTGGTAGAAGACTTGGTACTGAATCAGATGGAACAACTCTCAATCCTAATCCTATAAGTGGGTTTGATGCAAATACAGATGGTGGTGGTACAGTTTTACCATCTGGTAAAAGAGAGGTGACACTAACATCCTCGGTAACACTTAATTTTGATGGAACGAGGGGTTCTTCATCAACTGGGCCGTTCTTAAAGAATTTACATTTATATGGATTTATGAAAGAAGGTTTCTTGAGTGATGATGAAAACCTCCACACATATTATACTATTGACCAATTTTCAGATACTAAAATAAACGAAGTATCTGTCACTGGTGGATTCAGTGATACTGATGAAGAGAACTTTGATTCTACAACAAGGTTCTTTGATGAAGTTAGAAACTTCATAGCACCATCTGCATTAACAACTAGAATTAATGTACCACCAAGAGGTGAGTTAAGAATTACTAAAACTGGAATGTTCCAAACATTTGATATGGACTTCAGAACATTTGATGATATTAGACAAACATTTGATGAAGATAATTCTGGTGGTATAACAATAGACACATTAGGTCAAGACTTCTTAGACTTCTCTGAAGAATCAAGAACATTTGACTCAACAACAACTAAATTTGATGTGGGTTTTGCTGGATTAACTAATCCATTAGACTTCTCACAAACACTATACAAATTTGATGATACACTAGGTGGTGATTATGCAAGATTTGATGCAGACTTTAGTTTCTCACAAACTGCAAACATAACATCAACCTTTGATGCAAGTGCATATAGGTTTGATGCATCATTATCAGATATGGGATTAACTTTTGATAA